AAGATGCCGCGCACTTCGGTCAACTGTTGTTCGGTTGCCCTGCGCTCGCGGAAAGCCCGCTGGCGTTCTGCGTTGGTCTTGGCTGCGCTCATAGTGATTTGCAGGCTTCGCATGGGGCATCAATTAGCCCTGAGCCGTTGCTGCTGGTTGTCACGGTTTTAGTGCCGTTGCAAGCCCCGCACTCAGGCGCATCTACATTTGGCTTGTACGGCGCTGCCACGTCCGCACCAAGCACACCAAGCGCCAGCAGCGCGTCGTGGCGCGTGGCGCCGCCCTCATCCCAGCGGTGGGTGCGCTGCACATAGTCAAGCAGCGTGGCAAGGGCCTGTGCGGCCCCGCTCACAGTTGCTCTGCCTTCATCGTCCACTGGTCTGCAGGGTACAGGCTGTTGTGGGTGTCAACCTTGCGCTGTCCCCATTCGCGGCTTAGTTCGTCGTGGGCTTCAATCAGGGCGCCTGTGTTGACGTTGCGGATAATGTAGAAGGTTTCCATTTGCTTGCTCCGGGTTGGTGTGTCGATGGAATGAACTATAGCACCGTTACGCGTAACGTCAAGGGGGGCAGGCAACTATTTTTCACTGTTACATCTGCCATCGGCGGGCCTGCAGCGCAAGCATGCAACCAGCGCCCTAACCCCCGCTCAAACCGAGCCCTTACGGCCCTGCGGGCCTTCAGGTCCGGTTTAGCTTTACGTTAGGCGTCTTTCAGCGCTCACACAGCGGGTTGTCGCCTGGCTTGTGGTAGCAGCCGCAGCCGCTGCATAGGCCCATGCTGCATTTAGCGCGCGCCACGCCCAACGCCCGCAGCTTCGCATCGATATCAGCCACCGGCTCGCGCATGAAGTCAATGCTGATTCCTTGTTCTTGCCCGAAAGCCTCGCCGTCGTCCATGTAGGTGTGCGGCATCGCCACTCGGGCAGCTAGCAGGCGGCGCAGGTGGCGCTCATCAGCGCTTGCTGGCATGCCGTGGCGTTCCAGGCGCCACACTGCGCAGCGCTCGCACTCTGGCTTGCCGGAGCACTCCGTCAGACCGCAGGCACTGGCGCGCTCCGGTGCATCACTGGTCAGCATGTATGGCTTGCCGCCCAGCCAGTGAACACCCAGCGCGCCAGCGTCCGTGCGCTTCGGCTCCAGCCGCCCAACCAGGCAGTCAACCGGAGCTTCGCCGGCAGCATTCGAGTCCATCGTTACTCCTTCGGGCTCAGCCCGGTTACCGCCACGTTGGGCGGTTGTTTGTGGCGCGTGATCGGAACCGCGCCCTAAAACGGGATGTCGTCGTCCATGTCGTCAAACGCAGCGGCTTTGCGGGGCGATGGCGGTGCAGGCGCACGCGAGACGGGCGCGCTTCGTTGCGCTGGTGCAGGCGCGGCGCCCTTGTCTTCACCGCTGCCAAGCAACACAAGCTCGGTCGCCATGATCTCGGTGGTGTAGCGCTCGACGCCGTCTTTGTCGGTCCACTTGCGGGTTTTCAGGCGGCCTTCGATGTAGACCTGCTTGCCCTTCTTAACGTACTCGCCAGCCACCTCTGCCAGGCGCTCGAAAAGGGCGACGCGGTGCCATTCCGTCTCCTCCTGGCGCTCTCCGCTGGTCTTGTCCTTCCAACTGCGGCTCGTGGCCACCGATAGGTTGCAGATGGCCGCGCCTCCGGTCGCATATCGCAACTCAGGATCCTTGCCAACGCGCCCAAGGATGGTCACTCTATTCACACTGCTCATGATGGCTCCAGGGTTGTCATGATTTCAAATGCGGCATCCACGTCAGACAGGAAGGCGCGCGCGGCTTCTTCAACCTTGGCCACCTCCTCAAGCGCTGGTGTGAAGCGGCGAATGAACAGGGCGCGCGGCCCCTTGACGCGGGGGTCGAAGGACACAAAGTCCACCCACTTGCGGCCAGTGCAGGCTAGCTGGGCCAGCATCTGCGGCTTGTGCTCCTCTGGGACTTCGCCGGCCAGCGTCCAGGCCACATGCTTGGACGTGGTTGGGCACTTGACTTCGATCAATCCCTCGTCCTCCACAAGCCCATCAGGCGATGCGCCAAAGTTGTCGATGTCGAAGTGGTCGAAGAAGAAACAATCCGCCACCGTTCGGCCCGTGACGTTGCGATAGGCGGCCTTGGCTAGCGGCTCGTGGTCGATCCCCCACTGCATCGGGGGGGACACGTGGTGGGGCACGATTACATCCGTCATGCGCTCGGCCACGAGGTCGAGGAGGTATTTGCGGCGCGTCTCCGAAGGCTTGCCGCCTCGCCCATTCGTGAGCACGTCGGCCATTCGTGATGCTGTCAGCTTGCCCGTGCGGGCAGCGAACCATCCCGCGCTGCCTTGGAGATTCTCGCTCATGGCTGCGCCGCTTCGATCGCTGCCAGCGCCTTCAGCCGCTCGTCCTTGGCGGCCTTGAGCACGGCGTATGCGGCGCCATCCTGCGCAGCGCGCGCGGCGTGGTCGGCCTCAGCCCACTCCGTGCGCAGCAGGTCACGCGATTCGGCGCGCAGCAGCCGGGCCTTAAACCGAGCCACATCGGCTGGCGGCATGGGCGGCGTCTCGGCCCCCTCGCCGTCGCCGCCTGCCTCCGGGTCCATCGCCATCGTTGGCACCACGAACTGTTGAAACAGGGCCGTGCGGAAAGCGACCGACTGCGCCTTGGTCATTGCCTTGTCGCCGCTGTCCATCGCTTCGCCGTAGCAAGCGCAATCAACGAAAGATCCGTCCTCAGCGCTGGCGAACCGGAACACGCCACGCACCAAGGCAAACCGGGTCGCCTTGCCATCAGCCGGCGCACCCTTGACCCGCTCCACAAACTGCGCCTCGCTGTAGGTGGGCGTGACTGTGATCTTGTGCGCGATGAGGATCGCTGACATCTGATTCATGGCGGCCTCAATTCCCCGGTACTGCACGGCTGCGCCGCCAAGCGATGCAGACTTGTCCTTCGCGATGCCGGTCTTTGCGATGTCGGCCATCGCCCGGTTGATCGCGGCATGAATTGCCGTAGTCATTTGGCCCCCGTTGAAGCGATCATGCTGAATGAAAGCACCGCCCACGCGATGATGCAAACTCCTATCACCACCAGGCGCCAGACGCCAGATGCGTCTTTGTCTCTCGGAACCTTTGGCATGTCGTCCTCGCTCATCATCAGTGACGTGTGGTCTTGCGCTGCACGCGGTTGCGCGGCTCAAGGACCCAGCCCTTTTCGGACTGTTTAAGCACCTTGATGCTGGCCACAAGTTGCGCCTGCAACGCTGGGCTCTTGGGCCACTGCTTCTGTGCGTGCGCCCACAGGTCGGCGACTTCGGTTTTTGTCATCACAGCTTCCCAAAGATGATTGCGAGGGCGACAGCGGCGCCAATCGCCACCATCACGAATTCCCACGGGCTTTCGCCGTGGCTGTTGAGTCTGGGCGGGCGCATCACTGGTCGCGCTCGCTGTAGAAGTCCATCACCGCGCGCTTTTCAATCCGCTCACGCACATCCCGGCACTTCATGATTTGCGCGTTGTGCCTACGCATGGCGCGGGCGCAAAGCTCGTTCAGGCCTCGATCAGCAGCGCGCCCGGCCAGCGTCAGAGCATCGCCAGCGTTCAGGGTGTTGATGTCGCCCTCTCCATCGCCCTGATAGTCGTCCGGGTCGATGCTGCGATTTGTTCCGCGCTGGTTGGCGTCGCCGTACAGATCCAGGCTTTCGATGGGCGTTTCGTCGGCCAGCCACTCTTCGTGGAACCAGCGCGTTCCGACATCTTCGGCGTTCGATTCGAACCACGCTTGGAATTCGTCATTCCGGTGATCGCAGTACATTTCGGCGGCGTGCCTGTCGATGCGGTCCGCAGCGGCTTCGCGGTTCACACGGGCGACCCACTCGTCCACCGTCTCGCACTTGCCTGTGCGCTCCAAGTCACGGCGGGCTGCCTTGGCGCGGCGTGCCTTGTGCGCCGCTTCCTGGGCTTCTTTGGCTTCTTTGGCTTCTTTGACCAGACCTTGGTAGTGCACGACCGTGGCCGTGAGGTCGCCGAACGGCGTCAATCCGGCCAGCCGATTCCTGACATCGGCGGCGGCCTGGTTCTCTGCTGCACCCATCTTGCTCTCCACCCCTGAAGACGTTCAGGGCATGGAAAGAAGTCTATAGACAGTAGACAGAGACTGTCAAGCTTAAATAGACAGACTGGGGAAAACACCTACAATAAAAGCACACCACAAATGCTGCCCAGCTATCGCAGAGAGAGCGCGAGAGCTATGCCTGTGCACGCGACGATCACCCAGGCAACAAACTCGAAAGCGGTTTTCAGTCGCTTGGTGTTGGTGTTCAGGTTCGTCAACTGATCAAGAATCTTGAGCTGGACCTGGGCGAACTCGTCAGAGGTCATTGGTTTGGGGGCGCTGGAGTGTGTGAGCCGTCAGCAAAGTTGGTGATGCCGGCCATCCTTCGGGGCGCGAAAGTGTAAATGCGGGCAGACTTTCCTACGCGGCCGCCCGCTTTCCGACATCTGGCGCCGGCGCATCGAAGTGCCTACGAATGATCTCTGAGGCGTCTTTGGCGGCCAGATCTCCAGCAAGCATGTAGTGCAGAGGCGCCCCATAGAGGCGAGCCAGCCTGAAAGCCTGGCCGATGTCAACAGGGTTCAAGCCGGTTTCCCAATGGCCAACGGTTCCATGAGACACGTCTAGCAGCTTGGCAGCAGCGCGGATTGATAGCCCCTTGGCGATTCTGGCGTCCCTCATTCGACGCCCGGCAGCGCGCACGAATTCAGCAGTAACAGCATCCATACCGCCACGGTAGACGCTGGCGGAATCCACCTGTCTAGCATCGATTGACACATCATGTCTATCTGCAATAGACTGTGGCGATGACGAACGATCCAGACCCGGAGAGGAGCGCACTTCAACGTGCAGCCTCGCTACTTGGCGGGCAAGCAGCGCTTGCGAGCGCGTGCGGCTATAGCGACAGGCGGGCCGTGTGGCCATGGTTCCAGCCTGGACGACGGGTGCCGCCTGAGAAGTGCCCAGCAATCGAGAGGGCGACAAACGCGGCTGTGAGATGCGAAGAGCTGCGCCCTGATGTCGATTGGGCCGTGCTGCGCAAGCGCCGTGCCTGAGCCATGCCAGTTTTCGGCGTGCGGTCACTGCTGCAAAGGGGCGTCCCTCCCGCCCTGGCAGTGCCTTTTGCGCCCACCGCAGAGTGTCTGCGGGTTTTTACAACTGTGACCATGCGGACAAATGTGCAACCGCATGTGACACCACATAACCCCCCGTTCGCGGGGTCAACCCGGGCGCATCCCTAAACCTGCGGACGCCCACAACCTGGAGAGGGACCATGCAAACACAACAACAACACCAAGTCCTTGGGGTGCGCCCCGGGGCACTGCTCACGCTGGCCGGTGGCTCGCATGTTGAGGTTGCGGACTACGGTATTGACGAGGACGACCGGCCCGTCGTGATGCTGCGCAACGTCACAAAGCACGGCAATTACAAGGGCGAGGCTTGGCCAATGCGGCTCACGGCGCTGCGTGCAAACCTGGCAGCGGCAACACAGCGTTTCGCGCGGGGGATGGCGCGATGAAAGCGCAGCCGCTACCACCAGGGCAAAGCTACAGCATCGGGTGGCCGCCTAGGCGCGCTGAGGCCATCGCAGCTGCGGCGCCGCAGCCTGGCCACAGGTCGAAGGCAGAGCTGATGGCCAAGGCCAAAAAGCAGGCAGGCCCGCGCGAAGGCAACGCGTTTGACTCGCACAAGCAAATCATGCCCGGCACGCCCACGCATCCGGTGCCGGAGAGCGTCATAAAGGGGGGCGGGAAATGAGCGCCGCCGACAACCCGACGACAGACGCCGCGCGCCTGAAGGCCGTCGAATCCACGCTGGCCGACATGGCCGCAGCCATCGCAGCCATGGCCCAGTCCCAGCAAGCCATGGCGTTTGCGATGCAGCAGCAGCACGAGTTCCTCCAGCGCATGGCCGACATGGAAGCGGCCGACATGGCGGGCGAGGGCGGGACACACTGATGGACGCGCGACCTGCCCCATTGGTGCCCGAGGTCGTTGACCTTCGGGACTTTGCTTTCCTCCCGCTGGAGGTCGTGCGTCTGCGTGACTCAGGCCTTACCGCAAAGGCATCAGGCGATGAGTTCCGCGCCGCAGTGCTGCTTTGGTGCGCCGCTTGGCACCAGACGCCAGCCGCAAGCCTGCCAGACGACGACGAAGAGCTCGCGAACCTGTGCGGGTACGGCCGCACTCCGAAAGAGTGGGCGAAGATCAAACAGCGTGCGCTAACGGGCTTCGTGCTGTGCACTGACGGCCGGCTGTATCACAAGATCCTGTCCAGCAAGGCCATCGAAGCATGGCGCGGCAAGCTGCGGCAGCGCTGGGTCACAGAGACAGCGCGCGTGAAGAAGCACAACAGTCGCCACAACACCGCGCACGTTGTCCCTGAGTTTGAAGTGTGGGTGTCCCTCGGTTGTCCCCAGGGACAAACGCTACACGTCCAGGTGACAGAAGAGGGAAGTCCCCAAACTGTCAAAGTAGACAGGCCTTCCAAGAGAGAGGGACAGGGACAGGGAGAGAGAAAGGGACAGGGAGAGGGAGAGGGACAGGGAGAGAAAGAAGAAGAGCTTGGCGCTGCGAAGCTTCGCCCCAAACGCAAAGCGCCGGCCAACTTCGCCCCATCCCCGGAAATGCTCGCGTGGGCATCGACCGAGTGCCCATCGGTAGACGCCAAAGCGGAGACGGCGAAATTCCTGGATCACACCTTCGCTCGCACCATCACCGATTGGGACGGCGCGTGGCGCAACTGGCTGCGCAAGGCAAGCGAGAACATGCCGCGCCGGCCAGGCCAAGCCATGCGCAACGGCCCACCAGACGATGCCGCCATCCGGGCCTACAACGCCCGCGCCACAGCCGAAGCCGCACGGATGCTGGGCATTGCCCCACAGCCGCAGCCAGAACCGCCCCTTGACCTCTTGGAGGCCTGCAATGCGTGACACCGATCTGCCTGAATTCGTCGCCCTGTTGGACGACGTGGCCGGGCTCCTGCGCCCATCTCAGCCGCTCACCAGCACCCAGAGGGCCATGTGGTTTCGCGCACTCCAGGGGCACACCTTGGCCGATGTTCGCGGCGCCCTGGATGCCCACATCCACGACTCCCAGCGCGGGCGATTCATGCCGACACCGGCCGATGTCATCGGGCAGCTTGAAGCACGGGAGGGGCGGCCAGAAGCGGACGCGGCGTGGGCCATCGCCATTCGGGCAAAGGACGAAGCCGCGACTGTGGTGTGGACGCGGGAATGCGCCACCGCTTGGGCAGCTTGCCTGCCGGTCATGTGCGGGGGCGACGAAATCGGCGCGCGCATGGCATTCAAAGCGGCCTACAACTCGGCCGTGGCAGAGGCCAGACGCTTGCGCAAGCCCGTCGAGTGGGCTGCATCGGTAGGCCATGACGCATCACAGCGCCGTGACGCCATCACCACGGCCATCGGGGCCGGCTTGCTCACGCATGACGCGCTTCTCGCGTTGCCACCGCCAGCGGCCAAGGGGTGGAGCGACATGCCGCCAGATGTGCGGGCCAAGTTGGACGCCGTGCTCTCAGGGCTTCGCGGGCGCCTCGATGCGCCATCGGCTGACCAGATCGAGCGCGAGCGCACGCAGGCTCTCAAGGCTGGTGCGGCGCGCGCTGTGCAGGCATACGGTGCCCAGGCTCAGGAGGGCAAAGATGGCAAGCCATAGCCGGCGCGGTTATGCCTGGATCGCGGACTTCGAGGCCGATGGGAAGCTGGGATCCCACATCGGGTGCAGCGTTTTGCCGCCACCCAAGGGCCTGGCCCAACTCCGACACAGGCTCAAAGCGCAAACGGTCGGGATGCGCGTGCTTGTGCCCGTGCAAGACATGCAACGGGCCAAAGACACGTCAAAACGCCTGGCCGAAAGCGACGGCCGTGCGCACCGGGCAATGCTTACAGACGACCAGGGCCAACGCCTAATCGCGAGGTGGAAGGCATGCTGACTGCCGCGCAAGATGACGACCGAGTGACGTGCCTCACATGCACAAAGCGCCAGTCAGGGCGATGCACAGACCACATCCGCGCAGGACTCAAGCGCGCAGATGTTGGGCCTGACCTCGCGCAGATCCTCCAGCGTTGCCCGGCGCACAAGCCAAAAAAGCAGGCGCAGACATGACAGACAACCAGTGCACCTATTGCGGGCAGATCGGCCACCGCGCCAGCAAGTGCCCGACACGGCCTGTTGATTCAGTCATCCCTGACGTGCTCGCAGACCTGCGCACAAACGGCATCAGATCCGTCCAGCTCCTGGCCAAATCAATCGGCGCAGACATCGGCCCAGTGTGCCGCGCAGTCGAGCGACTGCAAACGCTGGGAGAAGTCAGATACCGCAACCCGCGACACAAGCGCGCAACAGGATTCGGGTGGGAGGCCTGCCGCTGATGATGCCTCGCGCGCCAAAACCAATCGACCCGGCCGCAGCCCTGCGCAAAGCCACCGCCGCAGCAAACGCAGCCAAGCTGTCGGCACCACTGCTGCTGCAAATCAGGATGGCCCAACTCGATGAGGGCATGTCCCTAGAACACGTTTTCCACCCAACGCGAAAGTGGCGCCTTGACATCGCATGGCCACACAAACGCCTGTACGTCGAGATTGAGGGCGGCGTCTGGACCGCAGGCAGGCACGGCAGAGGCGCCGGCATCGTGGCCGACATGGAAAAGCAAAACGCGGCCGTGGTGCTTGGGTGGAAACCTCTGCGCGTTGCAGTAAACCACATCACATCGGGGGAGGCCATCACATGGATACGGCAAGCACTCACAACATGACCCGCACCGCAGCAACGTGCAAAGCCTGCAAGCTCGCAGAGGCCGAGCCAGATGCGGGTTACATCATGCACGGCTGCGTTGATTGCAGCGTGCGCGCGCTGGCCTCTTCTGCCATCGATGTCAGCCAGCGCACAGGCAGGCCGGTTGAAGAGGTTTTCCAGGCTGCAAAAATGTGGGCGCAACGGATCGAAACGGGAGCTTGAACATGGTAAGAAAAACCCCAGAAAAGCCAAAATCTGCCCTCAGAGGCGCCGCAGCAATGGGGCCAGGGCCGGGGCGCCCGAAAGGCGTTGGGAACAAGACGACAACCGCGCTCAAGGAAGCCATCCTCCTGGCCGCTGAGGCTGTGGGCTATGACGGCAAGGGCAAGGATGGGCTGACCGGCTACCTCACGCTGGTTGCCAGCACAGACCTGAAGGCGTTTTGCTCGCTGCTGGGCAAAGTTCTGCCGCTCCAGGTGACAGATGGCGATGGAGGGCCTGTGTTCGAGAGAATTCTGCGCGAGGTTGTCGCCGCAAATGGACCTGAGACTTAAAACGCCAGCCGTATTTTTGCCGTTGCTCCAGCCGGCGCGCTACAAGGGCGTGCACGGCGGGCGTGGTTCTGGCAAGTCGCATTTTTTCGCTGAACTGTGGCTTGAGGAAAACATCGCGGAGCATCTGGATTTTGTGATGCTGCGCGAGACGCTGAAGAGTCTGGAATTCAGCGTGAAAAAGCTGCTGGAGTCGAAGATCCGCCACTACAACGCGGGCGCATATTTTGAGGTTCAGGACAGGCGAATCCTGGCGCGGCGCGGCGGCGTGACGATCTTCGAGGGAATGCAGAACCACACGGCAGATTCAATCAAATCGCTGGAGGGGTTTGATCGTGCGTGGTTTGAAGAAGCGCAAGCAGCCACCGACAAAAGCCTGACGCTTTTGCGCCCGACAATCAGAAAGCCAGATTCTCAGTTGTGGTTTTCCTGGAACCCGGATAAACCGACAGACCCGGTTGATGCTTTGTTGAGAGGCGAGCAGCCGCCGCCAAGTTCGATCATTGTCGAGGCCAACTACGAACACAACCCGTGGTTGTCGGCGGAGCTGCGGTCAGAGATGGAATACGACCGGGCGCGCGATCCAGAGAAGTATGCCCATGTGTGGCTCGGCAAGTACCAGCGCAACAGCGAGGCGCGCGTCTTCAAGAACTGGCGCGTTGAAGAGTTCGATACATCCTCGGACTGGATTTTGCGCAACGGCGCAGATTGGGGATTCAGTATCGACCCGTCCGTGTTGGTTCAGGTGGCCATCGTCGGAAAGACTCTTTACATCATCCACGAGGCATACCGGGTTGGCTGTGAAATCGACTTTCTGCCCGACCTGTTCAGAACGGTTCCAGATGCCGAGAAGTGGCCAACGACGGCCGACTCAGCCAGGCCCGAGACGATCAGCTTCATGCAGCGCCACGGGTTCCCCAAGATGCTGGCGGCAATCAAGGGCGCGCGCAGTCTGGAAGAGGGCGTCGAATTTCTGCGCACATTTGACATTGTGATTCACCCGCGATGCCGCCACGCAATCGAGGAATTCACTCTCTACAGCTACGAGGTTGACCCGCTCACTGGCGCCGTGTTGCCAAAGCTGGCGGACAAGAACAATCACGTGATAGATGCGACACGCTACGCTTGCGAGGGGGCGCGGCGTGCTGGGCTTGTGGCAAAGCCAGTGAACATTGACCCTTTGCCGATGGTTTCGCACTGGAGGAAATGACGATGAGCGAAGGCTATTCAGTACGTTTTCAAAGCCGGTGGCGATGTCGCCAGTGGCGCCACCTACCCCTTGACCTGGGTCGGAGAGGCATTGCTTCTAGTCGTCAAGCCCGTATAATCCGCGCCATCCCGGATTAGGGAAGCTGTGATTCTTGGTTGCCAGCGGCCAGCGACACCTGACTAGGTGGGCAATGGGCCGCAAGAGCAACGCGCAAAAGCTACAGGACATCCACCGCGAGGCCGTGGATGAATTCGACGCTTGCTGGTCCGAGAGTTACCCCAGCCGGATGCAGAGCCGGCAAGACCGGCGCTTCGCCTCTGTGCCAGGCGCGCAGTGGGAGGACGACATCGGGCAGATGTACGCCAACCGCCCTAAGTTCGAGTTCAACCGGATCGAGCTTGCAATCCGCCGCATCCAAAGCGAGTGGCGCGCAAACCGCATCACGGTGGACTTCGTGCCCAAGGATGGCGAGACGGGCGCAGACACGGCCGACGTGTGCGACGGGCTATTCCGGGCCGATGAACAGGCCAGCGTGGCTTTTGAAGCCTATGACGGGGCTTTTGACGAGGCCATCAAGGGCGGAGTGGGCGCTTGGGAGGTTGTGGCCCAGCATGAGGACGATCATGATGATGATTCGCCTGTGGTTGTGCGCATCAACCCCATTCATGATGCCGACCAGACCGTGGTTTTTGACCGTGGCGCCCGCAGGCAGGACAAGAACGACGCCATGCGCGCATGGCACCTCGTGCCGTACACACACAAGGCGTTCGAGGAGAAGTTCGGGGAGGCCCCATCATCGTGGGACAGTGGCGAGTTGGGCGCACGAGATGGCGTGACCCGTTACGGCTGGGTGAGTGCCGATGTCGTCTGGGTCGCCAAGTATTACCGCAAGACCAAGGGCAAGCGCACCATGGTCTACTTCAAGCAGGCGCACCAAATCGGGTTTGAATTGCCCGAAGGTGAAGAGCCGGACATTCAAGAATTCGACGCCAAAGACCTGGACGAAGAGACAATTGAGGAGCTTGAAGCCACCGGCTGGGTTGAGGTGCGGCGCGAGGATGTGAAGGTCAACGAGGTGCGAAAGTACCTCATGACGCACCACAAGATCCTTGAGGACTGCGGCGTCATCGCAGGTGAGCACATCCCACTTGTGCCGGTCTACGGCCGGCGCTGGGTGCAAGATGGCGTTGAGCACTGGGCCGGGCACGTGCGAGTGGCTAAGGATGCACAGCGGCTCATGAACATGACCCTCAGCATGATGGCTGAGATTGCGGGCCGATTCGACGTTGAAAAGCCAATATTCTCGCCCGAACAGATGCAGGGCCACAGAGAGATGTGGTCAAACGATATTGTCAATCGTTACAGCTACATGCTGGCCAACAACGCCAAGGACGCCAACGGTCAGCCAATCCCAGGGACAAACATCCCGCTCGCCTACACCAAGGCCCCGAACATCCCGCCCGCGACTGCCGCCCTGGCGCAGATGTGCGACGCGGCCATGTCTGAGTTGATGGGCAATCAGCAGGCCGGGGAAGAGGTGCAAGCGAACACCAGCGGCAAGGCTGTGGAGCTGGTGCAAAACCGGCTGGACATGCAGGTCTTCATTTACCTGGACAACATGGCCAAGGCGTTTCGGCGCACCGGGCAAATCTGGTTGTCTGCAAAGCGCGACGTGGTGGGTGATGAGCAGCAGCGCGCCCGCACTGTGAACTTGCAGGGCAAGCCAGGCACGGTGATCCTGAATGAGCCGCGAATCGACAAGAAAACCGGGAAGGCCATCATCGCCAACGATCTGGCCGCCGCGACGTTTGATGTTGTGGCCGATGTCGGCCCAAGCAGCAGCGGCAAGCGGGCCGCCATGGTGCGCGCACTGACAGGGATGCGCGCAGTCACGCAAGACCCGGAAACCGGCGCCGTGCTGGAGATGCTGGCATTGATGGAGATGGAAGGCGAGGGACTGAGCGACGTGCAGGAATGGCTGCGCGGGAAGCTGCTGCGCATTGGCGCCGTGAAGCCCACGGACGAGGAGCGCGCGCAGTTGCAGGCTGAGGCCCAACAGCAGCAGGAAGACCCACAACAGGCCTATTTGAAGGCAGCAGCGCTCAAAGAGCAGGCCCAGGCGACCAAGGCTGAGGCGGACACCCTGGCGCAGCTTGCCAAAGTGGAGCTGACCGAGGCGCAGACCCTTCAGACCCTTGACACCATCGGGCGGCAGGCGCTGCCTGGTGAGGTTGACTCACCCGAAGTGCCCAGAGAGGGCGAACAGCAACCGCAACCGCAGGAACAAGCACCAGCATGAGCGCAGACGCCGACGTGATTGACGAAGTGCAGGACGTGCATGGCCATCAGCTTGATGCCGACCCGGCGCCCGATGTTGAGGCTCAGGGCCAGGACGCGGGCGAACGTCAGGACGAGGCCGACGACAGTGGCATCACGGTCACATTCGGCGCTGCCGATAAGCCCGAGTCCACAGATGATGACGATGGTGATGCCCCCATTGACGAGAACGAGCCGGTCAACATCCGCCAGCTTCGCCAGCACGCCCGCGATCTGAAGCGCGAGCTTCGGGAATTGCGCGCCAAGGCCGCAACGCCAAAGACGGACGCGCCCGAGGTTGAGGCTTTCACCGAGCCGCGCCCAACGCTAGCCGATGACGCCATCGAGTTCAACGAAGAGAAGTTGACAACGGCCATCATCGAATGGAACACGCGCAAGACATCGCACGAGGCCAAGGCCAAGGAAAAACAAGCCGAGGCGCAGGCGCGCAATGAAGAGTGGGCGCAGGCGCAGGCCAATTTCGCCACGGCCAAGGCGTCATTCAAGGCGCGCGACTACGAGGCGGCAGAGCTTGCCGCCGCTGCTGTGTTCTCGGTGACGCAACAAGGCATACTCATCCAAGGCAGCAAAGACCCGGCCGCGATGATCTACGGCCTGGGGAAGAACAAGGCCGAGGCCGAAAAGCTGGCCGCGATCAAAAACCCCATCATGTTCGCCCGCAGGGTGTTCGAACTGGAGCAAGGCATGGCAGTTTCCAAGAGTGGCGCGAAAACGGCGTCTGAATCAACGGGTCGCAAGTTCACGCCAGAGAAGGCCCTGAACCCTGGCCGCACGGGCGCCGCGTCCAAAACCGCAAACCTCGAAGCGCTGAAAGAACAGGCGCGCACATCGGGCGATTACTCGGCATACCTTGCCGCCAAGCGCGGCTAGATCTAGAATGTGCGCAGTGGGGCCGCCACCCACTCAAATAACAGGCGCGATGGCTGCCATTCGGCCCACGAATGAGATGAAACCCAACGTTTTCAACTCATTCGAAAGGGGCCAACATGCCCAACCAGCTGACGAAAGACCTCGAAATTCTCTTCGAGGAAGTGGTCGAAGGCTATGACGCGGATTGCGTCATTTCCAAGGCGGTCGAAAAGCGCTACCCGGAGCCAAAGGCCATGCAGCGCGCGGGTGAAACGCTGTACGTGTCGCAGGACTATCAAGCCACTTCTGTGGATGGCCTGGACATCTCGGCAGCGGCGAACACCGACCTGATCCAACGCATGATTCCTTTGACGTTCCGCCAGCCGCGCAACGTCAAATATGAGTTGGACGCCAAGGAAATGCGCGACGACTTGCACAAGAGGCGCATGGGTGAGGCCGCACGGCGCCACCTGGCCGGTCACATCGACCAGGCCATTTATGACCTTGTTGCGCAGCGCGCCGGCATCGTCATCAAGAAAGTTGGCGCTTTCACTTGGGACGATGCGGCCAACGCTGAAGTGCAGTTGTTCATGCGTGGGATCGCGTCCAACCGTGACAAGAAGCTGTTCCTGAACCCGGTGGATTACCTGTCCGTGGCCAAGGACTTGGGCAACAGGAGCTATGTGCCCGACCTGACCAAGACGGCCATCGAACAGGCGCGCGTGCCCAACATCGGCAGCTTCGAGACATACCGCACGGACAACGTGTCCAACGTGGTGGCCCCGACAGCTGCTGTGACCGGCATCACCGTTCTGGCCACGGCTTCCCACACGCCAAGCGCCATGACCGGCGACATCCCGACCGACAACCGGCAGATGACGCTGACGCTTGCGGGCGCGAACCTGGCAAACCTGAAGAACGGCGACGCCTTCACTCTGCCTGGCGTCAACGCGGTGCACATGGAGACGAAGAGCGACACGGGGCAGCCGTTCACCTTCCGCATCTTGTCTGGCGGTGGCACTGCCAGCGTTGTCGTGACCCCGGCACCTGTGCTGACTGGCCCCTACCAGAACGTTACTGCTGCGCCCACGGCGGGCATGGCTGTGACGGTGCTGAACACGGCCACCAAGCCGGTGAACGTGTTCTGGAAGCAAGGCGCGGTTGAACTGCTGTATGGCCGTTTGGCCTTCCCCACGGGCGAAGGCCCGCAGGTCATGACTGCGACCACCAAGCAAGGGGTGCCGTTGCTGATGTCCTACTCCTTCAACCACTTGACGGGAAAGACATCCGTGCGCTTCACCGTGATGTTCGGGACGGCCGTGCTCTGCCCTGAGCATTGCGGCATCGTCATTGCAAACCAAGTGTGATGACGCGGCGGGCCGGGGAAACCTGGCCCGCTTCTCCCATCTTTTGGAGTGACGCATGGATTTCCCCCGAATGATGTACTTCTCACCCGGCCTGCACCACTTGGACATGGCCGGCGTGACGTTCAATTTCGAAGTGGTCATGACCAAAGACGATGCAGAGCAGCGCAGCGAATTTGGCTGGGGCTACACCACGCAAGAGGCCGCAGCCGTGGCCGCAGCGCGCAATGCGCCTGAGCCTGACGGCGGCGAAGGCGTGGACGATGAAACGCCGCCATCCGCAGAGGTTGCCCAGCCCGCACGGCGTGGCCGTCCACCTGGCAAGAGGGCCTGAGCGTGGCCGGCTGGACAAAGCTCCAAATCATCGAACAGGCGTTCGAGGAAATCGGCTTGGCCGGTTACACATACGACTTGCAACCCGAGCTTGTTGTCTCGGCCGGGCGCAGGTTGGACGCAATGATTTTGGAGTGGGACAGCGCCGGCATCCGCACGGGCTACCAACTGGGTGGCGACCTGAGCGAGCAAAGTGGCATCGAGCTGCGCGACATCTCGGCTGTGTACCTGGAGCTGGCGATCCGGCTGTCCCCATCGCTTGGCAAGAGCGTGGACACGCTACTCGCGGGACGGGCTCAGTCGGCATACACCACGGCGCTGATTCGGCGCGTGCAGCCAGGCCCAGCGCTGATTCGCGATGGGATGCCATTGGGCGCAGGAAATGGCACGGGCGACCAGTTCCACAACAACACCCCGCAAGAGCCGCTGACGGTGGCCGGCGACAATGACAAACTCGAATTCTTGAGGTTCTGAACCATGGCCATCAGTCAGCTTGTTCGCGGGTCGCCATCGGCTGGGGTGCAGATCCCGGTTCACGACCCGATCATCGGCGGCGACGCCCGCCTGACACTGGAGGACATGGCCACGGCCTTGGCCACCACCACGGCGCTTTCTGGGGCCAGTGGCGGCCTTCCGGATGGCGACTTGGGCGATGTGACCAAGAGCGGCGAAACGCTGACGGTGCCAGGCCTGTCGTCCAAGGCTGAGCTGACAGCGCTGGACGCAAAGGCCGATCTTGATGACCTCCAGCTGGAGGCCCAAGTGGCCATTGCAGGCTCTGTGTCTGGCGCCATTGACACAAGCAAGCAATTCAACCCGCGACAGGTTGCAGTCAACACGGCCTTGGCGTTTTCTGGCGTCCCGGCTGTCAACAACACCTATTTCGGGTGCTCGCTGCAAAACACTGGCGGCGCGGATGTGACCATCACCATACCGGCCAGCTTTTCGATGGCGCGGCAGACGGTCATCAGCACCTTCACACTGCGCGCAGGTGGCCGGGCGGACCTCTTGTGGTGCTGGGATGGAGCTACCTATCGGCTGTGGGGCGAGCCTGGTTTTGAGGCCTTCCAAGCGCCATTTGCGATGGTCGGCACGGTCAACGCTGGCACTTACCCGCTCATCATCGCAAACACCCGCCCGCTGGTGATTACAGGCGTGTCCACCAGGTGCGCATCGGGCACGGCCGCGCTCACCGCCTTGATCGACGCGGTGCCACTTGGCGGCGCTGCAAACGCGGTGTCTTCCACTCTCAACACGCAGGGCCACGGAAGCGCGAACCAGTTTTTGGCCGGCGATGACCTGTCAATTTCCCTGTCGGCGCAGGTCACGAACCTGAACGGCATCCTGTCTGGGTACTACCTGTGAGCCGCCTTCTGCACTACCTCACGGGCGCGCTGGCTTTGGGCCGGCGCAAGGGTGACACGGCCGCGCCGCCGCCTTCTGGAGGCGGTGGGACGCCGCCTCCGCCGCCTCCGGCAATGAGTGCGCCCATCGCGCTGTCATTACTGGCCCCGATGCCGTACATGATCGCAGTCAAGGCCACGCCCACGCGCGCCCTGAACGTGGGAACGTCGATGGTGCTCACGGCGCGGCCTGTGGGCGGCACAACATGGCAGGCCTGGGGCGAGATGCACCGCGTCAATCCGAGCCTTACCAGCGGGCTTGTGGCCGCTGAGTACTGGGCCGACGTGGTGCCACGCCGCTCGCCTGGCGTGGCCTATGAGGTGCGCGTAACGGTGCTTGAACCTGGGCAATCTGCGGTTGATGCGACCCTGACGCACACCACGCGGGCACTGCCTGGTGCGGCCCCGGCGCCAACCGTCACTATAACGAGCGCGGCGCAGGCCATTTCTGTTTTTTCTAGCCCGCTGGCGGCTGGAACTCATGTGCGCTTTGCTGATGCTGAGGCGCCTTACGATTTCCCCAACGGCCTGAATGTCAACAGTCAGGGCACGGCGGGCAATCCGGTCTGGATCACGGCGCAGACGCGGCGCGGCGTGACATTGCGCTTGACTGGCACGCCCACAACATTCCGGGGCCTGTTCGGGTTCACGGCCACGTCTGGCGGCGATGTTGTGATAGACGGATTCAACACCGAAGGCTATGGCGTAGACACCGGCACGGCTGCGGGCATCTCAAACGGGACGGCGGGGGTGCTGGGCTACTTCCTGCACTTCGCGGGCACGAGTGTGCCTGAGCGCGTGACCGTGCGCTATTGCAGCGGGGTCGGATTCGACAAGTTCATTGGGCTACACGCGCCCATGAATCAGTTGCTTGTCTACGAAAACAGGATAGACGGCAATTTGACCCATGCCACGCTGGTCAATGGTGACGATTCGGGCTGGGGCTGGAATCACACGGGGCTTGTCCTTGCTGGCGAGAGCAACAGCGGCTGGAGCAACACCATCAGTGGCCACGGCGACAGCATGAAGGCCACCATCAGCAGCATCCCAGGCGTTACCAAGGGCTTGCACTGGTTTGGCAATGAGGTTCTGCATGGCGCAGATGATGCATTTGAGCTGGACGACGCCCTAGGCTGGGTTGTGGCCGAGCGCAACACCTCGCGCAACACCACAACGGCCGGCAGTGCAGACCGAATCTTTGCTGGCCCTGTCTACATCGTCGAAAACGTGGCGATCAACTGCGCCCGCCATCCGTGGAAGTTCACAGACACGAGCCAGGGAATCCGGCGCCATAACAACACTGTTATGCAGACGGAGAAGAAGACCGGCCACTTGTCCGGTATGACGATCAGCAGCAGCGGGACGCTGCACGCTTACCGCGACAAGAACAACGTCACGCTGTACGGCGGCGCTGGCACGCAGATGATCGCGGTCAATGCCACGCTTGTAGACGGCTTCAGCATCTCTCACAACGCATACAGCCACCCATCGAAATCTTTCCAATGGGGTGGAGCGGGGCGCACGCAGTACGCCAGTTTGACGGCCGCGCTTGCTGCTTCTGATGCGCGATACGCGGGCAGTGTGTCATGTGGTGCGGCGCCGTTTGCAAACCCCATCACATTGGGTGCTACGTTTGCGACCGAGTACACGGGTCACGTTGATGTGACGCTGGCAGGAGGCAACGCGGCCAAGAACGCCGGCCTTGCAATCGATGGCTGGACAGATGGGTTCTCGGGGTCTATGCCTGACATGGGCGCGCACATCGCTGGCGTGGCCCGTGGCCAAGTCGGTGCGAGTTGGGCGCTTGGCTCGCCTGCGGTGCCTTGGCAGCCAAGCCTTGGCGGCGCTGCTCAGATCGGATATGCCAGCGGCGCGCATCCGCAAGGCGCCCCCGCGACGATGCACGATATCCGGCCGGCTGTGCAGACGTGGAACCCGGAAGCACCAGGCGAGGGGCCGTGGTCACGCAACGGCAGCGGTGCCACAACGTGGCCCAGCATCACCGACTATTGCGCACCAGTGTTCGTGCCGAGCGTGCGTGCGTACTTGCAAGTTTTCCAAGCGGGTCACGCGGCGATCAACGTCCCAAGCCCGCACGGTTTCCGGCTTCCAACGCTCGATTGGGCGTGGCTGGACTACCCGCCGCCGACAGATGGATTCGACGCAGCGAAAGACTTGAATCCGCCGTCAGGCTTGGTCACGGCGCTTGCCCTTTCTAACGCCTACGCGCCCGCGCTGGTCGATTCGGCGTGGGGCGAGTGGCAGGGCGGCCACGCGAGTTTTGGCGCATTTGCAAGGGCCGGGCGCATTTACACCGAAGGAACCCACACCTACGGTTTCACCACGTGGGTGCCTGGGGCTGCGGCTGGCAACACCAACGGCATCTTGGTGTGCCCCACGTCCGGCGGCGGTGCGCTCAACGGCAGCACCCTGCCAGGCGGCGGCCACCACTTTGACCTCGACACCATGCGCTTTGTGCGCAACGCCGGGCGCAGGTTGGACAACACCGGAACCGCTGGGGGTGCCTGTTGGGCGGCCGGCATCAATCGCGTGGTCGTGATTGCACGCGATGCGGGTTCGGATGGCCACAACCTGGTGGACCTTTTTGACCCGGCGCCAGGCGCCAGGACTTGGGTGCGGCGCACATTGCCCAGCGGCACGCGGGTGACCAGCGAATCACCGGCCCCTCGGTATCACCCGCCATCTGGCCTGGTCTTGGTCTTCGTCCCTGTCCTGTCCAGTGGCGCGATCTCTGGCGGCGACGTGGCCAACTCTGTGCGGCATGACATTTGGGCTGCACCCGAGGCCGGGCTGCTGGCTGGCACTGCGTCATTCACCAACCTAACTGTCTCGGCAACGAGCTGGCCGCTGGGGCGCTTTGCTGGTCTCACGGCGACGTGCAGCGGCAAAGGGTGGTCGGATTTTGTGACTGCTGGCGGTCGCAATGCCTTCTACTCGGTCAATGGCGTGAACGGGTCAACCACGTTGTGGCGGCTCAAGCCACCGGCCGGGGCTGTGACACAGGCGGACCACCTGACAGGCACTTGGACGGTGACGACTGAAACCGTGTCCGCGCCCATCGTGATGCACGACAAAACAGGCGCAGCGGATCAGCAATATCTCTATCAAGGCCCTGGCTGGGATTCGGTCAGTGACTGCCTGATTGTGATGAGCAGCTACCCACAAGACCGGCCCACCGCAGTGCGGCCGGCTGCCCCATAAGTTGAAAGAACAAAATGCCAGATACCACCCTAGGCACGCTGACCTTTGACGGCGCGGCGGACACTGATCTAGCCGTTTACGGCGCCGGCACGCTCACCCTGATTCAGGGTGATCCAGGGGCCATCGTTTTGGACGGTGCGGGCCAGGTCAAGGGCTTCACGGCGCCTCCAGCGTATTACCGATACACCGGGGCTTCTGGCTGGACTGATGACCAGTTTGCGGAAATCACGGTCGGCAGCGCTCCAGACGGCAATGACAGGCAATACGCGGTGCATGTGCGAATGTCTGCTGATCTTGCCGCGGCAGCCGATTACTACATGCTGCGCTGGTGGCTGGACCCGAACATTGGTTCATCTTTCACCCAGTTGTCCAAGGTTGTGAACGGAACGCTCACACAACTGCACATCAACAGTTCGACGCCATGGGCAACTGGCGACACTATGCGTTTGCGCGTCATCGGAACGTCGCTTGAGTGCTTGCGCAATGGCAACGTCTTCCACACATCGACCGATTCCAGCCTGACGACTGGACGCACAGGGTTTGGCGGGCGACTTGGCAACGCCATGCGCCTGGACACCTTCGCGGCTGGCAACAGCACATCGGGTGGGGTGACGATTGGCGGCAACGATGCGCCTTCAGTCGCTGAAAACACCACCAGCATCGGCACCTACACGTGCAGTGTGGCCGGCACTTGGTCCATCACTGGTGTGGATGCTGCGGCATTTTCTTTCACGCCGGCAGGAGACAACCTGTCCGGGACGCTGGCGTTCACATCCGGGCGCAACTTCGAATCCCCCACCGACGTGGGCGGAAATAACGTCTACAACGTGACGTTGAACTGTGGCGCGGCCACCCCGCTTAATGTGGCGGTGACTGTCACAAACGTGAATGAGCCACCTGGGGCGCCAACTGGCCCAGCGGCATCGGCTGGCAATGCAAGCGCCACGGTATCGTTTACACCGCCAGCGGCCAACGGCGGCCCTACGCCAACCTCCTACACGGCCACATCATCGCCTGGAGGCATTCAGGCCAGCAACAGCACGAGCCCAATTTCTGTCACGGGGCTGACCAACGGCCAGGCCTACACCTTCACCGTGACGGCCACCAACAGCGAGGGCACAGGCCCCGCGTCGGCGGCGTCCAACTCCGTGACGCCAAGCGCTGGCGGGTCGCCCCCGGTGATGTCTGGATCGCTCACGGTGCCGACTGGCGGTTTCCGCGTGCAGGTTCCGGTGCAGGCCGGGGCCACGGGCTACGAATTCAGCCTGGACGGCGGGGCCTGGGTGGATGTGGGCACAACCCTCTTCCGCGATTACAGCAACCTCGCATTGGGCCAGACCTATCAGGTGCGTGTGCGGGCATACAACGGGGCGGGCACGGCTGCTGACCCGCTTGTCATCAATGTGCAACTGAGCAGCGCGGCGGGCAACCCCTTCCAAGTCATCATCCTGGTGATGTAAGTGCAGATTCCCCTGTTTGGTGGCGCCAAGGCGGAAGCGGACGCGCCAGAGCTGCGCGGGCGCTATCCGCGCAACCTCGTTCCCGTGCCAAGCGACAGCGGGGTGTCTGCGGGCTACCTGCGGCCGGCTGAAGGCGTGCGCCTGCTGGCCCAGCACGCCCATGGCAACGACAGGGGCGGCATCAACTGGCGCGGGCGCTGCTACCGCGTGCTGGGCTCCAAGCTGTGCACGGTGGCTGCTGACGGCGCGGTGGCGGTGGTGGGCGATGTCGGCAACGATGGCCAGTCCTCGCCTGTGGCCATCGATTATTCATTTGACACGCTCGGCATCGTGTCCAACGGCCGGCTTTTCTATGCCACCGATTCGAGCGTGCAGGAAGTGACGGCAGCCGGCACCAACGTGATAGATGCCACCTTCACTGGCGGTTACTGGATGTTCGCGGACGGCGAATTCATCGTGGTGACCGACCTGGACAACCCGGCCAACGTCAACCCGCTGAAGTACGGCAGCAGCGAGATCGACCCAGACCGCGTGGTGGCGCTGCGCCGGCAGGGCGATGAGGTGCACGTGTTGAACCGCCACACGGTGGAGACGTTCCGCAACGTGGGCGGCACGAATTTCCCGTTTCAGGTGGTGCCAGGAACGCAAGTCATGAAGGGGTGCATCGGCACCCGCGCGGCCTGTGTGTACCGTGACGCGCTGGCCTTTGTCGGCGGTGGGCGCAATGAGGCACCGAGCATTTGGGCCACGCAGGGTGGCCAGGTGGTGCGCCTCGCCACGCGCGAGGTGGAGCAGATGCTGGAGGGCTACACAGAGGCCCAGCTACAAGGTGCGTGGATGGAGTCTCGTGCCTACCGTGCACATGAGTGGCTTTACCTGCACCTGCCTGACAGAACCATCGTCTTTGACGGGTCGGCCAGTGAAGCGCTTGGTGCTGCGGCCTGGCACACGCTCGATTCGGGCCTCAACACACCAACAGCCTACCGTGCGCGTGGTTTCGTGTGGTGCTATGAGCAATGGATTGTGGGCGACCCAGTGGCCAGCCGCTTGGGCGTGATGGTGGACGACATCGCCAGTCACTACGGCGATGAAATCGGTTGGGAATTCGGCACAAACATCATTTACAACGCGGGCGACAGCGCCATCCTGCATGAGCTTGAGCTTGTTGCACTGCCTGGCCGCGTGGCTGAGGCAGACAACCCGGTTGTGTTCACCTCCTACAGCGTTGACGGCGTGCTTTGGTCCGACGAGCGCGCCACGCGCATGGGCAGGCGCGGCGACCGGACAAAGCGCATCGTGTGGCTTCAGCAAGGGCCGCTGAATCACTGGCGATTGCAGCGCTTCCGTGGCACCAGTCGCGGCAATGTGAGCTTTGCGAGGCTTGAAGCCCGCATCGAGGCACTGAACAGCAAGCGCAGGATGCCCTATGGCTGAAACGCGGCGCCCATATGGCCAGCACGTCGGACGGCACGCCCTTTCAGGGCTGAATGTGTCGCCTGAGATGGTGCGCTTTTGGGAGCAAATGGCGGCCGATGTTGAGGCCATGAAGGCCGCAGGAGGGCTCGAAGCTGGCGGCCTGGTCTTTGATGACGAAGCGGGCGATGAAGATGAAACGAGCCTTGTGATTGACGAAGAGCAACCATGACAGTCACCATCCAACATCGACGCAAGACGGCGGCCGAGTGGGTCGCCCAGAACCCGATCCTGAAGGCCGGGCAGTTTGGTCTTGAAACGGACACGCGCCGGGTGAAGTTTGGCGACGGTGTGACGCCTTGGGCCGGCTTGGGGTATGCAGTGGGCGACGGAGATTCCACAACGACCCCGGGTGACTACGCCAGCGCGGTGCATGGGCATGGCGTGGCCGACATCAGCGGGTTGCAGGGCCAGCTTGACGGCAAGGCGCCCGCATCGCACACGCACCCGGCTGCCCAGGTCACGGGGCTGGATGCTGCCATCGACGCGCGCATTGCTGCGGTTGGCGGTGGCGGTGGTGGCGCCACAGATCACGGGGCGCTCACAGGGCTCGGGGATGACGACCACCCGCAATACCACACGAATGCACGCGGTGATGCGCGATACGCACCGCTGGCCCACACACATGGCGGATACGAGGCCACGGGCACCGCTGCGGCTGCTGTGGCGGCTCACGTTGCCGCTCCAGACCCGCACCCGCAGTACCTGACCCAAGCCGAAGGGGATGCGCTGTATTTGGGCGGTGGCCAGGTCAATTCGGACTGGACGGCATCAAGCGGGGTTGCGCAGATCCTGAACAAGCCAACGCTTGGCACGGCCTCTCCGCTGAACGTGGCGGCGGCCGGGAATGCGGCGGCGGGCGAGGTGGTCAAGGGGGATGATGCCCGCTTGACCGACGCACGCACGCCAACGGCGCACGGTCACGCAATCGCGGACGTGACAGGGCTGCAAACCGCCTTGGACGGGAAGGCGGCCACATCCCACACGCACACGATTGCCAACGTCACCGGGTTGCAGACGGCCTTGGATGCCAAGTTGGACGACGGCCAGGCCACCGCGTTTGGACTGTCGTTGCTTGATGATGCAGATGCCACGGCAGCGCGCACCACGCTGGGCCTGGGCACGGCCGCCACATCGGCCAGCACGGCATTCGCGGCTGCCGCCCACGTCGGGGCGGGCGGGGCGGCTCACGCAGACGCGACAACCAGCGTTTCCGGCTTCATGTCCGGGGCGGACAAAACGAAGTTGAACGGCGTGGCCACTGGCGCCACGGCAAACGCCACGGACGCGGCGCTGCGGGATCGCGCCACCCACACCGGCACCCAGCTTGCGGCCACGATTTCCGACTTCAGCACAGCGGCAGATGCGCGAATTGGCGAGGCCTCGATCAATGCCCTGTCGGATGTGGTCATCACGGCGGCCAGCACCGGCCAGGTCATCAAGTTCAACGGTACGAACTGGATCAACGACACAGACGCCACGGGCGGCGGCGGTGGGGCGACCTGGGGCGGCATCACAGGCACGCTTTCAGCCCAGACAGACTTGCAGGCGGCGCTTGACGCAAAGGCCGCCACGGGCCACACGCACGCCTTTGCAGACATCACGGCCAAGCCCACCACGCTGGCCGGGTACGGCATCACCGATGGACAGGGCCTGGATGCCACGCTGACCGCGCTGGCGGGCCTGAATGCCACGGCCGGGCTGGTGGAACAGACCGGGGCGGATGCGTTCACCAAGCGCGCCATCGGCGCGGCGGCGGCCACAGACATCATCACCCGCGCGGATGGTGATGGCCGCTACTCGCTCACCGGCCACACGCACGGGCAACTGCACGACCGCTCGCACGCCTTCACGAGCTCGGCAGACCACACGGCCACGGCGTGGCGGGTGCACTACTCCAATGGGTCGGGTGTCATCACGGAATTGGCGCTCGGATCTGCTGGCCAGGTGCTCCAAAGCAACGGCGCAACGGCGGCCCCGTCATTTGTCACGCCATCGGGCGGCGGTGGGGACGGCTGGACCCGGATTGTCCTGGCGTCAAACAACGTGGTGTCTACCACGGCCCTGGCTGTGGTGACGGGCCTCAGTTTCACGGCCACGGCCAGCACCACCTACTTGGTCGAGGTGCGCGGGGCCTTCCAATCTGCGGCCACGACCACCGGCATGAACTTGGCGTTGGACATCCCCAGCGGCACGGTCATTGGTCAATCCATCATCCCATCGGCAAACACAACGCTGATGACATCTTTCCAGCGCGCGGACAATGCGATTGTTGGAACGACAACTGCGGCGGCGACAGCGGCGGCCGATTTGCCCGTAACCGGCTGGTGGCTGGTCGTTGTTGGCGTGACTGGCGGCACGGTGCAACTGATGCAGTCCAGCGAGATTGCGGCGAGCAACACCACGCTCATTGGCGGGCGGTTTTTGATGCAGTACCGGGCGATTTGATGTCTAAAGAATTCTCCGACGCCTTTGAGGATTCGTTCAATTTGTTGTGTGGTGCCGCACTCGGGCGCGGCATGAGCCGTGACGTTTTTGAGTGCGCGCTGTTGCCGGATTGCGTTGTGAAGGTGGAGACAGGCGCGCAACGCTTCCAGAACATCATGGAGTGGGAGACTTGGCAAATCGTGCGCCACACCAAGGCTGCGAGGTGGTTCGCTGAGTGCCGATGGATTAGCCCGAATGGCCGCGTTTTGATCCAAGAGAGGACGCGGCCACCTGCGCCAAACGAGTATTTGGACAAAGTTCCGGTGTGGTTCACCGACCTCAAACGCACCAATTGGGGCATGGCGAAGACAAACCGAGATTCAAAGCAATTTTTCGTGTGCCACGACTACGGCACATGCCTGGCCATCCAAGAAGGCACGACGACCACAAGGATGAAGAAGGCTCAATGGCACGAAGGCTAGCGATTTGACCGGCGCAAGGTGGCCGGTATAATGTTTTGACTGCGCCAGCGATGGCGTGCAATGCTGTGATTTGGCTGCCAGCGGCCGACACGACCCGAGAGGGTAGGCAAGGCGCGCAATGGAAACGCTGGTGCTGCGGGAGTGGGTCCGAGAGTTGGAGACCACATGGATGGATTGGGACGCCCGCGTCAAGCTGGTGACCGCCAATCTGGCGCGATTCCCGCAGCTTGAGAACGACGTAACGCACACCTTTGGTGACGGGTTCTATGCCCGCACTTTGCGCGTTCCGGCCGGCGCCATGCTGGTGGGCCGAAAGCACAAGCACCCGCACACCTTCAGCTTGACCCGGGGCGAAATCGTCATTCGCATGGAATCGGGCTGGGCCGCGCTGAAGGCCCCCGCGCACTTCGTGGCCGAGCCGGGGGAAAAGGTCATCTTTGCGCTGACAGATGCGCGCATGACAACGATGCACGCCGTCGAATGTGCGGACCTTGAACAAATAGAAACAGCGCTTGTCGAGCCGCCAAGCGTGGCGCTCGCGCTCGAATCGGAGGTGGTGGCATGACTTGGGTAGCAGTGGCCGTGGCGGCGGCTGGCGTTGTTGGCGGCGCCTACTCGGCCAAGAAGCAACGAGACGCGGCCCAAGATGCAGCGGCGGCACAGCAAGGGGCGGCACAGCAGGGCATCCAAGCCACGCAGGCGGCCCAGGCTGAATATGCGCGCCAGTTCGATTCGCTGCGCGCCATCCTCGCGCCCTACGTGCAAACCGGCAATGCCGCCCTGAATCAGCAGGGCGCATTGATCGGCACGGGCGGCCCGCAAGCCCAGCAACAGGCAATCAACTCGCTGGAGCAGTCGCCCCAGTTCGGCGCGCTGGCCAGGCAGGGTGAAAACGCGATTCTGCAAAACGCCAGCGCCACGGGCGGGCTGCGCGGGGGCAACACGCAGGCGGCGCTCGCGCAGTTCCGCCCGCAATTGCTGTCGCAAATGATCGACCAGCAGTATTCGCGGCTGGGGGGCCTCGTCTCGATTGGCCAAAACGCTGCGGCTGGCACTGGCAACGCCGGCATGGCATTGGGGCAGGCTGGCCTGAACACTGGCGCAAACATCACCCAGCTCCTGCAACAGCAGGGCGCGGCCAACGCGGGCGGGTTGCTGGCCAATGGCCGGGCAGCGGGTGGCTATGCCAACGCCATCACGCAGGGCATCGGCATGTATGCAGGTTTGGGCGGGTTCGGTGCGCAGCCGGCGCAACAGCCGACTCCGGTTGTCGCTGGCGGGCAGGTGTATTACGAACAACCGGGGCCATGATGGGACCAATCGACTACACCACGCAGGTGCAGCAGCCTTTTGAGGCTGGGATGCAGGGCTTCCAAGCCGGGTTTGGCATCCGCAACGCGCTGGACCAGCGCCAGATGCAGCAGCAGGCCATGCAGGCAGCGCAAGCCAAGCAAGCGCAGGCGCAGGCGGACCAACAGCGCATGAATGAGGCAATGGCCGAAGCCGTTGACGACCCGCGCAAGCTGCCCGCTTTGATGATCCAGTTTCCGCAATTCGCGGACAAGTGGAAGCATGGGGTTGAGGCGCTGACGCAGCAGGAACGGCAGGCGCAGATCAGCACATTCAGCGACATCAGTAACGCCCTTGCTTCGGGTCGTACTGACATTGCGGTGAGCCTCATCAAGCGCGATGCAGCGGCACGCCGAAACAGCGGCATGGAAGACCAAGCCAAGGCGGCAGAGGCCATGGCCGCCGTGACCGAGCAAGACCCGCAGGCCGCCCTGTTCACGTACTTGGGCCGGTTGAACGGCATCCCTGGCGGCGAAAAGGTGGCCGAAGGCATTTCCAAGCTGTGGGCAGAAAAACGCCTTCAACGGGGCGAGGCGCGCACCGAACAGTTGCACGGGCCAGCGGTCCAGCAGGCGCAAGAGCAAGCGAGGCTGACCGGCGCGCAGGCGACAACCGCACAGGTGGCGGCGGCAAACGCTCCAACGGCCACGGGCTTGGCCAATGCCGCAACGGCGGCCGGTACAGCGGCTGTGGTTGCTGGCACGCGCAACACGGAATCGATGATCGCTGAGCGCGGCGCTCAAATTCAGCTGGCCGTGCGCCGCTTTGGCCTTGATGCGCAGCGCCTTTGGTTCGACCGGGACAAGTTCACGAGCGAAACGCAGATGCGCATGGCGGAGTTTTCGCAGGCAAGCACGAAGCTGCCTGACGACGCACGCAAGTTGGTGAATGAAAGCGTTGTGGCCTCCGTGGCGGCAGAGGCATCTGGCGAGCGGATGCTGGCGCTTGCGTCAAAGCTGGAAGACGCGGGCGGAAGTGAGGGCTTGGCGGGCAAGGGGTGGGAACTTGTGAAACGCTCTTTTGGTGGCGAAGACGGCATCACCGCGCTGCGTAAAGAGTACGACGGAATCAAGATGACCGAGGTGATGAAGTTCCTTCCGCCTGGGGCGGCGTCCAACTATGAAATGCAGTTGGCGATGAAGCCGTTCCCAGACTCGACGGCTGATGCCAAACTTGTCGCCGACTGGCTTCGTGGCCGGGCGAAATTGGCCAATTACGCGGCGGCGCTTGAGTCGGCCAAATCCGAATGGGTGAACGCGAATGGAAGCCTTGGCGGCGCACGCAAGGAAATGAGCGTGGGAGGGGTGAAGGTGCCAACGGGCGCCAACTTCGACAGCTTTGCGCGCCAGTTCGTGCATGGCAAAGCTGACGCCATCCAATCACAGCAGTCAATGCGTTACGTGCGGCAGGCTCCTTACCTTGCGCCGTACCTGCAACAGCCAGCCGGCACATCTGACCCGACGCATGGCGCCCCATACGTCGCGCCTTGAGCCATGGATGCCCCCAAGAGTTTCCGCGATCCGTTTTGGGCTTCGTTGGCCAGTGCCTCCGAAGACCGCTACGGATTGCCAGCTGGGCTGCTGAACGCCATCGTCACCCGAGGTGAACGCAGCAACAACGATCAGGTGAGCAGCGCCGGGGCGCGCACGCCATTCCAGATCATCCCAGAAACGCGCGATGCCCTGCTGAAGCAATACGGCGTGGATGCCTACAACAGCCCGCAGAACGCAGCGGATGCGGCTGCCATCTTGCTGCGCGACAGCCTCAAACGCAACAAAGGAAGCGTGCCCGATGCGGTGGCCGAATACCACGGCGGGACCAATCGGCGCAACTGGGGGCCGATCACTCGATCCTACGTGCAGCGCGTCACTGGCCAGGCCATGACAGATGCGGCAGCAGGGCCGGCGCCCTATGACAGCACCTATGCCAGGCTGAAGGCGCGGCAGGAAGCCGAAACGGACAAGACGAATGGCGCGCTCACAAGGGCGTTTGAAGCGTACCAATCCGGGCAGATGGCGCCCGAACATGCGGCGGCGCTTGAAGCGGACATCAAAGCCAAGCGGGTGATGGCACCAGAAGGGTTTGCGCTTCGCAGCGCGCCAGACCGGCAAGCGCTGCAAACGGCCGGGGCGGCTGTGGTGCTGCCCGAGGCTGCGGCCAAAGCCTACGCCAGCGGCGAAATGCCGCGCGAGCATCGCATTGCGTTGGAGCGGGACGCGGCGGCCGGGCTAGTGAAGATGCCCGAAGGCTTCGCGCTGCAAAAGACCGAGGCCCTTGGGGTGTTCGGCGGCATCAAAGAGGCCATCACCGGCAGCGACAGGGCGACCGAGGAAACCCGCAGCCTGCCAGATTGGGCGGGCATGCCTGAGCTGAATTCGGCGAGCTGGGCCAGTTTCAAAACGGCGCTTGGAACGCTGATGGCTGGGCCGGATGAGGTGGCCAAGATCATTCAGGCGAACGCGCCTGGTGTTGGTGTGCGCAAGGATGCCAAGGGCAATTACATCTTCAAATCAGCCCAGGACGGGCAGGAATACGCCTACAAGCCCGGCCTGAAGGTCAGCGACATCCCGCGCGTGGCGGCGGGGGCGCTCAGTCTGACCCCGGCCGGCGCAGCTCGTGGCGTGGCCGGCACTGCTGCGGCGGCTGCTGGCACTCAGGCGATCATTGAAGGCACGCAGGCCGCCACGGGTGGCGAGTTCAACCCTGGCGATGTGGCCCTTGCCGGCGTTGCTGGCGCGGCGTTTCCGCTGGCCGTCAAGGGTGTGCAGGCGGTGCGCGGCGCAGTCGGTGGCGCCAAGCCGCAGGCAGCGGCCGGGCTGGATGCCCCGCTGCCGCAGCCACCAGCCGGTCCAGCCGGGACGGCCGCAGCGCAGCAAGTTCCGGCAGCGCCATCCATGACGATGGAACAGGCCCAGGAGGCGACCCGCACGGCTGCTCTTGGCGGGTTCGGCAGCAAACGCGCAACGGAAGACCTGGCCGGCATGGTGAAGCCAGATCGTGAGGTGGTTGAGTCTGCGGAACGCTTGGGCGTGCTGGGAGACCTGCACGTTGACCACATCACCAGCGACGGCGTGGTTCGCCAGCTTGCGCAATTTCTGAAGTCTCAGACCGGCAGCGAGGCCATGCAGGCGCAGCGCGAGGGTTTAGGCCGCGTGGCTGACAGGGCCGCCAAGATCATCGACGACGCTGGCGGCACCGCTGACCTATCTGCGCTGAATGATCGCGTCCTTGGGGCCATGAAGGCCGCGCGTGAGGGTTTCCGCGTTGAAGCTAACAAGCTCTATGACCAAGTGGATGCGGCAATCCCAAAGCCCACCCAGGTAAACGCTGACAGCACTCTTGCGGCGCTCCGAAAAATGGTGGCCGACGAAGGGTCCGAGACGCGGTTGTCAGGCGCGGCGCGAAAGCTCTTGCATGAGGCAGAGAGAAGCGATGCGCCGCTCACCTATGGTTTCATTGACCGTGCCCGGAAGAGCATCCAAGAGGCAGAGCAAGCAGCCAAAAAAGGCGAATTCCCGACCTACAGCAGCGGTGAGCTGACCGTGCTGCGCCGTGCCCTGCGTGAAGACCAAGCCGCAGCGGCCAAGAGCGCGGGCGTGGGCGACGTGTGGGAGTCGGCGCAGGCGGCATCAATGGCCAAGGCCAAGGTGCAGGAGTCGATGCAGGAGCTATTCGGCAAGAACCTGGACAAAGCTTTTACCAACTGGCTTGGCACGGCCACCAAGGCCATCACCAAGGGCGACACCACCCAGATCGGGCGCCTGATGTCCAACCTACCGGCCGACATGCGGCAGGAGGTGATGGCGTCCTCCCTGTCGAAATTCTTCGACCGCACGACGCGCGGCGGGGAGATGGATTTCGGCGGGTATGCCAGGTGGTGGCAGGCGGCGGGCGACAAGACGCCCATCCTGGCCAACCTCCCGCCCGAGACGGCCAAGCAACTGGCGGACATGGCCAAGGTGGCGAGCAACATCGCCAAGGCGAAAGCGGAGTACATCGCCACCGGCAAGGCCATCAACCCCAAGGCGTTTGCAGCTGCCGACACGCTCATGGGCAAGATTTTTGATGCCGTCAAGGCGCGCGGCATCACGGGCGTGGTGGCTGAGGTGGCCGGGTCCACATCCGGCGCCCCTGGGCTTGCGTCCGCCCTCATGGCTGCCACTTCCCGCAACAAGGACAGCGTGCTCAAGTCGGCCGAAAAACTGATTGTGTCGCCCGAGTTCACGCAGATGGCGCTCGCAGCCGGCACGCCCAAGCAAAACCGCGCTGCGCGGGCATTCGCGGCAAGCCGGGCATTCAGCCGCTTTGCCGAGCAGATGCGGATGCCGCGCCAGATCGGCCAGCGCGAGGCCTGGGTAACTCAGGCCCTGGCCCGAGGCATTGCCAACACAGAAACCAGCCAGCCAGAGCCGAAAGAGGCCCAGAAATGAGCGTTGCAATCGTTGCCCCGTTACCATTCTTTGTCGGCCGCAGTGGGCCGCTCAGTGGGGGCCAGATCACATTCGGCCAGGCCGGGCAAGACCCAGACACGCACCCGGTGCAGGTCTATTGGGATGCCGCCTTGCTGGTCCCGGCATCGCAGCCGCTGCGCACGATCAATGGGGTGATTTCACGCAGCGGTGCGCCGGCAGCGGTGTACGCGGATGGGGACTACTCCATGCGCGTGCGGGACCAAAACGGCGCCCAAGTGCTATACACGCCAAGCGCGGCAGAGTTCACACTTGCGGCGCAGTTCAGCGGCAGCAATTCCACGGACCACGGCGCGGGCTTGCTGGACTATTCGGAGACGATCCCATACCGCTCAGGCTCGGTTGGTTCCAAGTTGCGCGAGTTGACACTAGCCGGTGGCGGCGGTTCTGGCACCACGGCCAAGAGCTACTACACAGCCACCATTTACCGGCAAGAGGCCACGGAGCCGATAACGCCCACAGGGGGATCGTTCGACTTCGGCTCAAGCTCGCTCACGCCCCCGCTGGGCTGGACGGTTTCGCAGCCGGCCACCACGGCCACCCCGACATGGGCAGCGGTGTACGTTTACCAGTCGGACAGCGCATCCGCAACCGTGACGGCTGGCACTTGGGCGCGGCCTGTCATTGATGCGGTGCAGGGCGCAGCCGGCAATGGCGGCATCTCGCGCTGGCGGGTTGAGGTGTACGTCCAAAGCCCCACCGCGCCGGCCGCCCCGGTTGGCGGCAGCTACACCTTCACCAGCGACACCTTCGTGGCGCCGTCTGGTGGCTGGTCGCGCTCACAGCCGACATCTGGCAGCGTGCCCACCTGGATGGCCTGGGCTGACCTGGCCACCACCACCCCGGGCACGGTCATCAACATCGGCACCTGGTCTGCGCCAGTGGCCGTGGCCCAAAACGGGGCGGCCGGCACCAATTACCACACGGTCACCATCTACCGGCAGCAGGCCACGGCGCCCACGGCCCCCAGCGGCGGCAGCTACACATTCGCCACCGGCTCGGTTGTCCCGCCTGCGGGCTGGACGGCCAGCAAGCCAAGCGCATCAGCCACGTTGCCCACGTTCGCCAGCCAATTCACTTTTGGCAGCAACACGCCGACCGAGCCGGTCGTCGCCAGCGCGTGGTCCACCCCGTTTGTTGACTCGCAGCCTGGTTCTGCCGGTGTGTCCACCTACGTGGGCACGGTCTACCTCCAGCAAGTGGCCGCGCCAAGTGCGCCCACTGGTGGCAGCTACAACTTCGCCACCGGCCTATTGACGCCACCGGCCGGCTGGGTTGTGTCGCAGCCGAACACTTCCAGCACCGCCACGTGGGCCTGTGAATTCAAGTTCTCCACGCAAACGCCAAACCTTGAAGTGTCTGGCGGCACATGGTCTGCGCCCTACATCGATTCCATCGCGGGCGGCAGCGGTGAGTCATCCAACACCATCGAAGTGTTTTTGCAGTCTGTGGCGCAGCCGGCCACGCCAGCGGGCGGCGAATACAACTTCAGCACCGACGCATTCACGCCACCAGCGGGCGGCTGGACGCGCAACCAGCCAAGCGCAACCACAACGCCAACATGGCGGGCGGCCTTTCGCTTCGCCACCAGCACGCCAGCGACCCCAGTAACAGCCGGCACCTACACCGCACCCATCGTGGTGGCTCAGGTGGGTGCACCTGGCACGAATGGGACAAACGGCACCAATGGAATCAACGGCACCAATGGGACCAACGGGACCAATGGCCAGCGTGGCAGCGTGCAAGCAAGCCGAGCTGTCACCACAGCGGCATGGAGCGATGCAGAAGCCGCAGCGGCGATCAGCTCGGCCGGCTACGGGTCGCCCGTGATCCTCGATCAGGTCACGCTTTTCAACGGCGCTGCCAGCTTTGCCGAAACCCGGTTTTGGACTGGCTCGGCTTGGCTTGTCTACCAAACCAAAATCAACGGCAATTTGCTTGTGGATGGGACCATCGCAGGCACGGCCGTGATCGCCCGCACTATCAAGGCCGTCAATATCGAAGTCGGCACGGCCATGAAGTCGCTGGGGGTGTTTGCTGAACGCAATTCAGTCTTCACCAACTACACGATGGGGAACCAGGCAACAGCCGGGGCGGTGCTCATCACCATGACGGAGACGGCCCGAGTGTTCATGGAATGCGCGGTCGAATTCCGATGGGAAGGTCCGCTTGCTGCGTTGCCGACATACACAAACGTAAAACAATTCCGGCTGGTTGTAACGCCGCTTGTGAACGGGCTGACGACATTGCCAGCAATCGGTGATTTTGAGGCTTCGGCCATGTTTTCGACAGACGAGATTTTCGCGTCCACATTCCCGCTGCGGAAAACCGTTCGTTTCACGGCAATCTGTGCGCTAGCTCCTGGATCGCATTTTGTCGATTTGCGGTTCACGCTGTCAGGCTATGACGCATCTTTCAACGCTTTGAATCTGGTGCTGCCAAACTTTGAAACCATCGGGCGCGGTATCGCCTACACAAACAAGGTGTGAATATGTCAGTCGAAATCGAACTACTCGCCAGCCACGAAGCCAAGTTGCAGCTTGTCAGGCTGCGCGCCGAATCGGCAACAGAGATATTCACCGACCGCATCTCAAGTTCAACATCTGCGGCCATGCGTCAATTGATCTTGCAAGAGAGCATCGCGGATGCTCGCCAGATCGTCGCTGCGTCAATCCCCCCGTGAGGTTTGTCATGGATCAGTTGTTTCAGCGCATCGCCGACGCGCTGCTTGAGCATGCAGGCAAGGTCAACGCGCTTGGGTCGGCCAGCTTCTTCGGGGGCTGGTTTGGAAAAGTCGATTGGGCGATGGTCATCGGCTTGGTCGTGGCTGTGATAGGTGCGCTGTGCCACGTTTCGCGGCGCATGGATGAGCGGGCAGCGCACAAGATGGACATGCGCAGGCGGCAGATAGAGCTTGACCAATTGGAGAGCAAGCATGGCAAAAGATGAAACCCTTGGGCAGCTTCAAGAGACGTTCGCGGTGTTGGCGGCAAAGCTGGTTCTGCACGCCAATTCGCTGGGCTACAAAACCCGCTTGGGCGATGTGTTCCGTGACCCGCGCAGCCACGGGGCGCAGGGGGTCCGAAAGGCCTATGGTGAGGCCAGCAGCGCCCACAAAAACAAGTTGGCAATCGACATCAACCTGTTCCAAAACGGCGAGTTTCTGACCCGCACGGAAGACCACCAGCAGCTTGGTGAATGGTGGGAAAAGCAGCACCCGCTTTGCCGCTGGGGCGGGCGGTTCCGGGCCAAAGATGGAAACCACTATTCAATGGAATGGCAAGGGGTTTCATGATGCGCGCACTTCTCATCCTCGCAGCCGTCGCCCTTGGCGGCTGCTCAACACTCAACAAGTACGGCATTGGTGGCCCGCCCAAACTCGGGTGCAATGTGTCCACAGGCCAGGCGTACTTGATCGACCCGATCTTCGGCCCCGACGAAGTTGTGATCGCGGCAGTGCGCCGATTCCAGGACGTTGACGACAAGTGCCATCCCAAGGCTACGACTCTGGAGCGTGCGCCATCGCATGCGCCTAGTACGCCGCTTGCCAAGCCGGCCAGCTTGTAGGCGCGCGCCTGGCGGGGTGG